TCTTCTACAAGAACGGGGCATTGATACGGACAGAGTTGTTGTCATGAACGTGGTGACGATTGAAGTATTCCGACAGAAGGCACTTCAGATCGTTGACAAATACATGAAGCAGAGTGAATCAGACAGAGAACCAATGATGTTTGTTCTGGACTCTCTTGGAATGCTTTCCACTGAGAAAGAAATCAATGATGCACTTGCTGATAAACAAGTCAAGGACATGACTAAGTCTCAGTTAGTCAAGGGTGCATTCCGAATGCTTACCTTGAAACTTGGACAGGCAGGAATCCCAATGATTGTAACTAACCACACTTATGATGTGATTGGTTCGATGTACCCAACTAAAGAGATGGGTGGTGGTTCTGGTTTGAAGTATTCAGCATCAACCATTATCTTCCTCTCGAAGAGAAAAGAGAAAGATGGTAAGGATGTTATTGGTAACATTATTCATTGTAAGACCCAGAAGTCTCGTCTCTCCAAAGAGAATCAAATGGTTGACGTTAGACTCTTTTATGATGAGCGTGGTCTGGATCGTTACTTTGGGTTACTTGAGCTTGGCGAACAGGGTGGAATGTGGAAGAATGTAGCTGGACGTTACGAGATCGATGGCAAGAAACTCTATGCCAAACAAATCCTTGCAGAACCAGAAAAGTACTTCACAGAAGAAGTCATGCAAAAGTTGGATGTCATTGCAAGAGGGACCTTTTCCTATGGAACCTGAGGAGATTGAGGAGATCTGGAGTAAGTTTCCAGAGATGAGTAAGGAAGAACTTATTGCTTATCTGGAAGTCTATAAAACACACTCTGACTTTGATAACTTGTACCGACACGAAAACAACGAGGCTCCTTAGTGGCAGTCTTTCCTTTATTCCCAGTTCCTCTGGGAGTTTATAACTTAGGAGAGGTTCATAACCGCCAGGACTTACAGCTTGTTGATGCTACTTTGAGAGCACAACAGGCTGATTCTGTTGGTGCTCAGAAGAGTCAAGTTGGTGGGTGGCATAGTAATCACCTGATTGATTTCGACCCCGCCTTTGAAGAACTCTGTGCCCTGGTTGAGAACTACACCAAAGAATACACAACAGAGTGTGGTTTATCCACTGAAGTTTCTGTTACTAACTGTTGGGCCAACATCAATCAGAAAGGTTCTTATAACATGATGCATCATCACAACGGAAGTGCGTTGGGTGGTGTTTATTATCCTGCTCAGTCTTTGGTGAATGGAGAACCGACCTTCAATTACTCTGAAGGTAACCCTGTTCGTCCTGGATCGTGGGGAGACAATGGTGGAGAACTCACAATCCAATCTCCACATTATTCACTTTACAATGGATTACCATCAGGTAAGATGGGAGCTTACACAATCTCTCATTATCATGTCAATCCCACAGCTGGATTACTTCTTCTCTTTCCTGCTTATTTGATTCATGGTGTTGTTCCTGTAATGGATGACTCCACAAGAATCAGCATCTCGTTCTCCTTCAGACATGATTGAAGGATCACATAAGTGTTCAGTTACTAATTGTTATGGTGACTGGAGAATTCACGAGATTACAATGAAGGGATCTATTTCCCTAAACCTCACTGACATTCAACACCTTCTAACAGAAGATAAACTTCAAACACTCAACCTGAGTGATGTTGCCTGGAAGGGTAAACATCTCCCAGATAAGTTTGTTGGTGAGAATTGCATCTGTTGTGGTGGGGAGAGATTCCTAAGGTGCGATGTTAGATTTCCTGGGATTGTGTTGGTTGATGTCAACAATCCTTATAAAAACAAATACAGACTTATCGATGGAAAACACAGAGCACACAAACTGAGCTCCAGTGGCCATCAAACGGCTAAGTTTTATGTCCTTCACCTCAGTGAAGTAAAACCTTATTTTGTGCTAAAATGACCAATGAATTGGAAAGTGTATGATCTCAGAGATCGAAAAAATTATTCTAAGTGGACTGATCAATGAAGAGGCTTTCACCCGGAGAGTACTTCCTTATGTTAAGGAGGAGTACTTTACAACGTCCACTGGACGTACTGCGTATCGAATCTGCCAGGAATACTTTCTTGAGTACAATTCCTGCCCATCGACTCAAGACATCAAAGTCAAACTTGAAGCAATTGAGAACATCTCAGATGATGAGTTTAAATCACTGGGCGGAGTCTTTCAAGAAGTTTGTGAAAACAAAGAAACCTCCAACCTGGACTTTCTGACTGACGAAACTGAGAAGTGGTGTAAACAAAGAGCAGTTTATAATGCTCTTATGGAATCGATAAATATACATGACGGTGGATCAAAGGAGCATGGAGTGGAATCCATTCCCGAGCTTCTTTCGGAAGCGCTTGCTGTGGGCTTTGATGATCACATTGGACACGATTACCTCAACGACTATCAAGAACGATATGACTTCTATCACAGGAAAGAAGAAAGGATCTCCTTTGGAATTGATTACCTTGACAAAATTACAAAAGGTGGGGTCCCTAATAAAACTCTCAACATCGCTCTTGCTGGTACGGGGGTCGGAAAGTCTCTATTCATGTGCTCGTTCGCTAGCTCCGTCCTCTTGCAAGGGAAGAACGTTCTCTACATCACTGCTGAGATGGCGGAGGAACGAATTGCTGAGAGAATTGACGCAAACCTCTTAGACACAACTCTCGATGATATTGTCGAGATCCCCAGGCCGATGTTTGAAACTAAGGTAACAAACCTTCAGAAGAAAACACAGGGTCAACTCTATATCAAGGAATACCCTACGGCAACAGCACATGCAGGACACTTCGACGCCTTACTCAAAGAACTGGCACTTAAGAAATCTTTCGTACCTGACATCATATTCATTGATTATCTCAACATATGTGCTTCTAGTCGCTATCGTGCTGGTTCCAACGTCAATAGCTATACTATTGTCAAGGCTATTGCCGAAGAACTTAGAGGACTTGCTGGAAAACATAAGGTGCCAGTGATAAGTGCCACACAGACAACTAGAAGTGGATTCGGTAGCACTGATGTAGAACTTACAGACACTTCAGAATCCTTTGGACTCCCTGCAACTGCTGACTTTATGTTTGCTCTTATCTCAACTGATGAGTTAGAACAGATGGGTCAGATTATGATTAAACAGTTGAAGAATCGTTACAACGACAAAACAAAACATAATAAGTTTGTTGTTGGAATCGACAGAGCCAAGATGCGACTTTATGACGTTGAGCAAACTGCTCAGTCTGACATCCTTGACTCTGAACCCACTTACAGTTATAATGATACGGAGTCTAAACTTAAAAAGAAAAACTTCGAAGGATTTAACTTTTGACAAACAAATGTCCCCACTGTGGGTATCAACCCAAAAGCTTTGCTGGGTCCCTAAAGAATCACCTTCAGGGACACAATTGTCCCATTTACGACGTAACTAAACTCGCAAAACAAAAATGACAAAACAAATTGATTTTGATAAGTACGCTGAGTTTGTTGATGCAGTCACCTCTGATGAATCAACTGACTTTGTGGCACTGTCCGATCGGTTGGTAGAACTTGACCGACATGGAGCAAACATTGAACGACTTATGACAGGTGCCATTGGTCTCAACGCTGAAGGTGGTGAGGTTATGGAGATTGTGAAGAAGTTAGTGTTCCAAGGTAAGAAGTGGGATGATCAAACTGTCTTTCATCTAAAGAGAGAACTGGGTGATTGTATGTGGTACATGATGCAGTGTTTGATTGCACTTGAGTCCTCAGTGGATGAAGTGATCTCTATGAATGTGGAGAAACTTGAGAAGCGATATCCTGGTGGAACCTTCGACCCTTATTATTCTGAAAACCGACAAGAGGGAGATCTATGAACAACAAAGAAACCCAAGTTATTCTCGAAACCCAGATTGGAAACATCAAAGCCCTTCTGGGTGCTGAAGTCTCAAGTTCCATTGTTTGCCGTAGCGATGGCAAGTGCGAATACAAACTAACTTTCACTTATGACAAACCAAACGAAGCCCTTGACAGCAGTTCTCTATACTGATGGCAATCAGGAGTGTGATAGAATTCGAATGCTCCTCAAGAGTCTTGGTGGTGAATACCTAGAATACACTCTAGGTATAGACTTCACTGAGACTCAATTCAAAAAAGAGTTTGGTGAGTCTGCTGAGTATCCCCAAGTTTCCATTGGAAACGAATACATTGGTTCTCTAAAAGAAACTCTCCACTATTTCCAAGACACAGGTTTATTATGAAACTACTAACACTAGACGACTATCAAAGAGCAGGCGAGACTTTCTGGCCTAAGTATTGGTACATCGCCAAAGAACTTGGCGAAGGTGCTAAGACAGAAGACATTCTTAAATGTATGGAAGCTGTCGGTGGTGTTGCATTGAAAGTGGCATTAGAAGAAAAAGGTGCAGGTCCATTCGGATTCAATAAAACAAAGGAGGGGAGTGATGAGTAAGAAGTCAAAGAAGAACAAAGATCAATGGTCTTGGGATGAAACTCCTGAAGTGAAAGAAGCTCTCAGGAAACTGAAAGAACAGGATGATAAACTTCATTATGACACCTCAGGAAAGTGACAATCAGTTAGAAGAACTTCGTTACGACGTGGCACATCATCAACTCAGTAAGATGAGTGCCGGTTCTCAATTCCAATACGCTTTAGATCGAATGATTCAACTCTGTGAGAATTACACAGAGAAAGAACTGAAAGAGTTATTACCCAAAGAGAAAAAGAAATCTGGAGGTGGATTCTAATGGAAAGGTGGCAAGAACTTTACATCGAATCAAGGGGTCAATGGCTCACTGATCATCAGGTAAGGATCCTCCAAGAGGGTCCTGAGTCTCCTGGAGAAAAGAAACTCCTCTCACTGATGAAAGCAAACTGGAAGTTCGAAAAGATGTTGCAGGACGAAGGTTATGAGCTCTGAACGAATCGAACACCTCTTAACATGGAAGAGATATCTCAAAATTCAAATAAAAGAAATCGAAAGACAAATCGAAGTGTTTCAAGAGAAACGTAAAGAAATGTAACAAGGGGTTGGCAGGGCCCTCAGGACCTGTTATAATAAAGGAGTAGTCAAGGGAGTGTCCCAAATGCCCAACAAACATCAAGAGCATCCAGAAGATCTTATTCTGACTGGTGAGACCTGGGTGGTTGATGCCATGTTCAATGAGGCACACACCTCACTCAAGATTGATGGTGCTCCTGCAATTGTTTGGGGATCACATCCTGTAACTGGTGAGTTCTTTGTTGGCACTAAGTCAGTGTTCAACAAGCGTCAAATCAAAATCAATTATTCTTACTCTGACATCTGTAAGAATCACCCTCAAGATAATGTGAGGCGGATTCTTTCTGCTTGTTTGTCTTATCTTCCTCGCACTGAGGGTGTGTTTCAAGGTGACTTTATCGGGTTCGGTGGCACTGACTCCTACACCCCA